GATTTAATAAGAAAGATACCCTATTATCTTGCATTCAGACAGTGCAGGATTTCTTTAATATTGACAATTGGAATTTTTCTCAACCAATCAATTTGAGTCAATTAAATCTTGAAATTGCAAAGGTTGATGGAGTTCAATCTGTCGTAGAAGTAAAAATTTATAATAAAACTGCTTTGGATGGAGATTATTCATCAGTCGAGTATGACATTGCATCAGCAACAAAAAATGGTATTATCTATCCATCGGTAGATCCATCAATTTTTGAAGTTAGATATCTTGACAGTGATATAAAAGGAAGCGTTTTATAATTGGAGATTTAATAGTATGCATCATTTCATTTATCCATCTAAAGACACATATATAACCAACCGTAATACGTTGGATGGCAAGAATTTTGGTATTGACGAAATTCTTCAGATTGGAACAAACAACACTCCAATACAGTATTTGAATTCGACTAAGGATTATGTTTATACTGACATTACATTCAATCGTCAAAGTGTAACTTATTTTACAGGAATATTTTCCGGATCTTTTGGTGGGACTGTTGCGTTTGCTAATGGCAATATTTCAGGAAGCAATTTGGATTTCACTGCATCTTATTTTTCGGGGTCAATTGATGGTGGAGCGATAACAGAAACTAGTGGAAATATTTCGGGAAGTATAGTTAATGGATATATCACGGGGTCTATAATATCTCCATATATTATCGGAGAATTTATAGGTCAATTATCTGGATCAGATGTATGTTTTACAGGAACTGGATCTGGAATAGATACTAGGAATGAAGAAATATGGATAACTACCAATACACAGTATATTGACCGTTCAATGCTTAAGTTTGACTTGACTGCTATTTCAACATCTATATCAAACGGAAGTATAATCAATCCAAAATTTGCAATTAAACTCAAGATATGCAATGAATATGATCTTCCAATAGTTTATAATATTTATGCATTTCCAATTAGCCAAAGTTGGATTATGGGTGATGGATATATGTCTGATGGCGGGTCTGATTCGGGTGTGAGTTGGGTATATCGGGACAATAATTACGGAACGAAATGGTTTACACCTTCGGTTGATAGTTCACCTCGTTTATCAATCGATTTCATTAATAATCCGTCATTACTTACATCATCATTTGCATATGGTGGTGGAACATGGTACACTTCAAGTTATTGTTCACAGAGTTTCCAATATGAATCTGCCGACATTAATATGGATGTGACCCCTATGGTTATGGGATGGTTGAGTGGTAGTATTCCAAATGAAGGATTAATTCTTATCAGTTCTGATGAACTTCAGGCAACTGGATCTGGATTTACACTCAAGTTTTTCAGTCGTGATACAAATACCATATATTCACCATATTTGGATGTTATGTGGGATGATATATCTCTCAGTGGGGGATACATTACTGGTAGTATATTTACTGGAAGTGTTATTATTTCTACTATTGCCGCAGGAATTTCTTCATCTATTCAAAGTGGTTCTTCATTAACTATTGATGGTGGTGTTAGTGGAAGTTTCTCGGGAAGCGCGGCCATCGTTATTAAGGCAAATTACATTACTGCCAGCGACCAAATTTTTATTTATTCTGCCCCAGATAATACTACGACAAACGATATTTGGTATGCTAACAATGGATATCATTATGATAGTTGGCAATCAGCTTGGGATTTAGATCCATATTCAGGAGGATTTTTACCTGGCACAGATATTCAATCAACAATACCTCCAGATTTTGGAAGTGCTCCAATCTATCAATTTACGGGTAGTTTTACAGGTTCATTTAGTCAAAGTGCATCTTATGTTAATGGAACTATTTCAGGAAGTGGTCAGTTTACGGCATCTTACTTTTCTGGTTCTATTGATGGAACAGGACAGGAAGTTAACAATACAGGTATTTCAGGAAGTTTAATTGATGGAATTATTTCTGGTAGTATAACAACTATAACCCAACTTGGATTATTTATAGGACAACTGACTAGTTCTTTGGTCTATCTTAATGGAACAGGGTCGGGATATTATTTGGACTCAACTTTCAATGCATTTAGTGGATTTACGGATGGTAAAGGATTAACAGGAAACATTTTAGGAATTCCAGTGTTTGGAGCAGTTACAGGTATTGTTACTATTGCACAATCTCTTGTAACCGGACCATGTGGGAAATCATTTAGTGCGTCACTTGCTAAAGCAATTTTTAATACTGGACCATTTAGTGGAAGTGCATTCACAGCATATTATGTTGACCATAAGTTTGAAAATGCAAACTTAACTGGTTCGTGGACTGAAGCATTACTATTAGGAGCTAAAGTAAACATCCCGCTTCCATCTGGTATTGACCCCTATGCTTATGCCTATGTGAGCGGAGTGTATGTTAATGGTAAAGCACTTGGGACTTATATTATTTCTGGTTCTAATTGGACAAATGGCACAGCAAGTGCTGGATCAAATAGTGCCAGTTTCAATGGACAGTTTGTGGATGGAAACCTTATTGGAGGAATATTAAATCTTCAGTTGAGTGGAAGTATGTTCACTTCTTCATACACTTATACGTCAAGCATTGAATTGTCTTCGAGTATTATGACTGCAATGGATGCAGCAAGACCATTTACTGTTGTTATACAAAATATGTCTCCAACTTATAAAGCAGGAGATATTGTTAAAATGGGAGTATTTGGTCGTAAGCAATTCCCACTCAAAACATTTGGAAAATCAACTCAGCAGACACAATATCTTATTCCAGAATACTTGCCGACACAATCTTACTACGCATTGAAGGATAATGAAACTGACGAAATAATCATGAATTTTGATGAATTCACAAAACTTGGATGTGAATATCCAAACGGAAACTATTTCATGATCGATACAACCGCTCTACCTCAAGATAGATACTATCGGGTTCTGATTCGTGTGGATGATGGACAATCTATTTATACAGTTGATTGTGGTAAAACATTTAAGTTAACGAGATAATATGAGTGATTTTTCACAAGATATACAAAATTTTCAAAGGTATGGAACCTATACTTATCGATTTGATACTGTAGGTAACATGACGTTTGATAGTTCGTCGGTTAATTTTAACCAAGTATATTTAGCATTTCCGTTACAGAATGTAATTTACAATCCGCTCAAGATTAAAACTATGTATAATATTGAGTTTGAAGAGTTTATACCTCAAGTTGTGGTTGAACCTTCTTCGAGTTCGGATAATCTTCAACAACAATTGGATATTATTCAACAGGAAAATATTACATTAAGATCTCAACTTGATTCTGTAATTTCACAAAACGAAACGGAATCTTCTGTGGCAGATCAGATTGCAACCAAGCAGGTTATTTTAGAGCTTCGCAAAGCAGTTGGACAAGGAAGAGTAGAATCTGATTTTTCAGATACATTCCCATATACACCTATCCGAAAGAATACGACATAATATGGAGTTTACATCATATCAAATGGTGGCTGACAACACCTCAAGTTTGAATACGGGGTCTTACCTTAACCGTACTGAATACTCCCTGTTTGTAAATGGGTTTGCAAGTGATTTGTGGTATGGATTTTCTGCAAATGATGTCGTAGAATTTGGGGTGTGGGATCGTGAAAACAATTTTGTTGGATGGGAAGTTCTTAACCAATCCAAAAGTTATACTACAATAACATCATCATATTTAAATACTCTCGATTTTCCATCTACATATTATTATGCTGAATTGAATTCAGATTTAATTCTTTACAAAAATTCCAAAATTCTTGTTAATCCAAGTGAAGAATTATCTGCTTCAGTTGAACTTCTTGATGGAAGTTATTTCTTTGTTTATAATTTTACAAGGGAAATGGCCGGTACTGTTGACAATCCTCTTATTATAAAAGATATCTCTCCATCAAGACGGGAGGTAAAATTAATACCACTTCATGGTTCAAATAAAACATATGAAGCGTTTTGTCAGACAAAGATACTTGTACAGGATGTATCTCCATTGTATTTACAGACAGTTAAAGATTGTCCATATGGACAAATTTATAGTCAAATAAGTTCACAATATGTTAATGAAATAAATACCATAAAATCCTTATTCTTTTTAAATACGGATGGGGCAATGGTAAACTTTATTAGAAATTTGTATGAAGATATTACTATCTATACAACTACTCCGATATCTACTCCAACTGGACCATCAAGTATTAGTGGAAGTATAATTCGTATTCAAGGTATTCGAACTTATTTCAATAATGATTTGTTATCAAATTCTACAACTATTGTTGATTTTACAGATATAGATAATAGGTTCAATGGGTTTGTGTCAGCATCAATTGAACGGAAGTTTTCTCCAATCGGACAACATCCTTCTATTGAATATGTTCAAGCAAAGGCGTTTATATATGATTTCTTTACGAAATATTTCTATCAACCAATATCAAATGTTCTTAGTCAAACTTACCGAGAGAAATATTTTGCTAGTCTTAAAAACGCCCTGAATTTTGGTGATAATCGATTGCTTCCAATCCTTAAGCATGGGGTTATGGATGAAAGACAATCTCCGGATGATCCATTAACTCTATTGGTAAAATTACAATCAGAGTTGCCACAAGATTTAACTATCCAAACTTCTTGTTGGGTTTCTAATATATCGCTTACACCATATGTGGTTAATGCAATTGTAAAGAATCCATCAAGTAAGGTAGTTCATAAAATTGGATATCCAAATTTTTCCGTTCCAATTCCAAACGTTAGTTTAACAAATGCGAATAAATCATATACTGCTACGGATTTGCAAAATGATGATGAAACGGAACGTGAACTTACCGTAAGCAGAAATTTGACCGAATTAAATGTAGATTATTCGGATTTCCAAAATTTTATTGTATTTTCGTCAGCAGAATTACGACTTAAAATTTTCAAAAATAAGATTATTAATGCATCATCGTTCAGTGCATCATTAGTAGAGTTGGACCAGAAAAACACTGCATTTCTCGCTGCTAGTGGAAGCACTTATCCATATTATACTCAAGAAGTTGACTCTATTCAAACTCAACTTAATGATATTGCAAACTCATTTGATGGATATGAATCATATCTTTATCGTAGTGGAAACTATTCATATATTAATGGAAATTTTGTAAGTTCAAGTTATGTTGTCGAAATGGATAACTCGTCAAGTTATTATGATAAAAATAATCGTGATAGTTTGATTAATAACACGCCCGCGCATATTCTTTCCGATTCATCTAATGATGAATATATCATTTTCACGTCAATGATTGGGCATTTCTTTGACCAGATTTACATTTACATATCTAATATGCCTTCCGAAAAACGTGTTGGGAATAGTTCAACCGAAGCATTTACTCGACGTATTGTTGATTATATGCTTGAAAACTTTGGATGGACTTTGGATGATTCGCTGGAACAGGCAAACTTGATTAATAACTATTTAACTTCTGAACAACAAGAAGGATTAAATAGTATGTCGGCGGAGGAACGACTGAAAGAAATTCGAAATCGTATTCTTATTAATCTTCCTCGTATTTACAAAACAAAAGGAACTGAAGAATCTGTAAGGACAATTCTTGCTTGTTATGGAATTCCATCTTCTCTATTAAGTATTCGTGAATATGGTGGAATTAACTATGCCGATGAAAAAGCAGCATATACGACATATGAAAGATCGTTTATGTATCAGTGGGATACATCTTCTAAATATGACCATTTTAGAACAAATCTAACATTGAATTGTAAAACATTTTTATTTAAATTTTGTATTAATGATGCTGAAAGCTATTCTTATGGTAAAGAGCAAAACATGTTGGGAACAGTTGATGCTGGCGCGCGCCCAAATACTTCTGAGGGGTCTGGAAATTGGGCAATTGGATTTATTCGAGAACCAGGTCCAAACCTTGGAAAAATGTTTTTCCGAATTGGATATAATGATGATGTAAAATTAAAATTTTATAGTACACCATTTCCTCTTTTTGATGGAAGTGTTTATAGTGTAATGCTTCGCCGAAATATTAACCCAGATGGATTTGAATCCAATACTAATTCTAATGCAGTACCAAATATTTTTGATTTTTATGTTCAAAAAAACGAGTTTGGAAATCAAATCCTCCGGTTGACTTCAAGTCAAGTTTCGTATGATTATTCAACCAATACTCAATTTTCAGAATCCGGGTCTTACTTAATGCTCGGCGGGTGGTTTACGTATCATAATGGGCAGGGATTTACTGGGGCAATGGATAAACTTCAAATTTGGTATGATTCAATTACGGATAGTAATTTTGAAGATTATGTTAACAGTATAAATTCTTATAGTTTTACTGGTTCGAGACCTGCCCATCAATCATTGGTATTTCGTATGCATACGGATTATCCATTTGATATGCGGCAGATTGCTCCAGGAGAAACAATTCCTCCTAATTATAATGGACTTGGAGGAACATTGTCTACTTGGGTTGGTAAATGGACAAATGCAAACCCGTTTTATGCATCAAATTCTTTAAGCAAACAAGCAACTTATCTCAACCCACCAAATCCGGCAAATATGGATTTAATGGTAAATGCATATGCGTGGAGTGGTTCTCAAAAATTGGTATATGACACCGCATCTTGTCAATATGTGTCACAATCTACATACCCATGGCAATTTAAAGTAATTGATTATCCTAGTACTTGGGGAGTTTCTAAATATGGTCCTAATAAATTCCATAACGAAAAAGTTCGTTATACATCTCAATCAATCGAAACACGTTTAGATGATAAAGCTCGTTCTACTTTCGTTCCTAAAAATAATACTGCGCCTGATTCCAATCA